CCCGTTAACTTGGTTAATTAACTTAGTTAACAAGGAGATATACTAAAATGGCAAACGTAGACGCCCCTTTTGGATTCGCCCCTGTTAAAATGCAAGGTGGAGCACCTTTTTCTGGTGGTCAAACCGAGTATATAATTGCTTCGACAGCTTCTGGTAACATGTTTACTGGAGACATTGCAATATTAGCAGCAGGAGGATCTGTTGTTGTAGGAACCGCAGGAGCCACCAATATTATTGGTGTTTTCAATGGTTGTTTCTATACCGATACAAATGGGAAACCACAATACGCGAGATATTGGCCCGATGGTACAACCTCCACCGATGCAGTCGCTTTTATAATCGATGATCCAAATGTTATATTTGAAGCTCAAGAAGATGATAGTAGTCTAGCTTTAGCTGACATAGGACAAAATAATAATTTCCTTGCAACTGCTGGTAGTACAACTACTGGTAGAAGCGGACATGAAATTGATGGATCCGATAAAACAGCCGGCGCTGCAAATCTCAGAATTGTTGCTAAATCAACTGATCCTAGCAACAGTGATGTAGACTCAGCAAACTGTAATTGGTATGTGAAGATTCTCGAGCACCTTAATGGTACTCAAGGTACTACTCACATTTAGGAGATATATAACACATGGCAATATCACGTTCACAACTAACAAAAGAGCTAGAACCTGGCTTAAATGCTTTGTTTGGCTTGGAATATGGTCGTTACGACCAAGAACATGCAGAAATATTTGACACAGAATCTTCAGATAGAGCTTTTGAAGAAGAAGTAATGTTATCAGGATTTGGTAACGCAGAATCTAAGGCAGAAGGTGCAGGCGTAAATTACGACACTGCGCAAGAATCTTGGACTGCTCGTTATAATCATGACACAATTGCTTTGGCTTTCGCAATCACTGAAGAAGCTGTTGAAGATAATTTGTATGATCGACTTTCCGCTCGCTACACAAAAGCACTAGCTAGATCTATGGCTCATGCTAAACAAATTAAGGGCGCTAATGTCCTTAATAATGGCTTTAGTTCATCTTACACAGGTGGAGATGGAAAAGCATTACTTACAACTGATCACCCTACCGTTGGTGGTGGTGATGTTCGTAATGAACTTTCCACAGCATCTGATCTTAATGAAACTTCGCTAGAACAATCTTTGATTGATATAGCAGCTTTCGTTGATGAAAGAGGATTAAAAGTCGCAGTTCAAGGTGTAAAATTAATTATACCAAAAGAATTGCAATTCACATCTGAGAGGCTTCTTGCTTCTCCGTTGAGAGTTGGTACAGCAGATAATGATGTTAATGCAGTAAAATCTATGGGAATGCTCCCAGGAGGTTATTCTGTAAATCATTATTTAACTGATACTGATGCTTGGTTTATTATAACCGATGCTCCAAATGGATTAAAACATTTCGTAAGAGCTCCAGTAAGAACCGCCATGGAAGGCGATTTTGATACTGGTAACATGAGATTTAAAGCTCGTGAAAGATACTCTTTCGGTTGGTCTGATCCAAGAGGAATCTTTGGTTCACCAGGCGCGTAATCTTTATAGTGAGAGGGCTTTATGTCCTCTCACTTAACTAGGGTTTATTAACATTATACCGACTGACCTAGCAGACAATCGTAGAAGCGACGGTATAAATTTAATCTACGGAGGATTAAAAAAATGGCGAAAACAACTTTTTCTGGTCCAGTTAGATCGGAAAACGGATATAAATTAGTCAGTAAAACTGCATCTACAGGCATAGTTCATGATAGAACAGTTGGTGACTTAGGAATAAAAGATACTCGAAGATATTATTTGGAAGAGTATTTTAGTAAAAGACCAGGACTTAATGCTAACTTAGACGCAGCGTCTACAGTTGAAGCATGGAGACCTTTAAATCATCACTTTGAAGTCTTAGATGCTGCAGGCAACATGACTTCAGCATTAGTTACTTTTCCTGCTACTTCATCTGGAGTACGATGTACAACAGCAGGTGCAGATCAGGATCAAGCAATCATTATGCCGCATTTGGATAATGATGGAACAGCTGATACTGGAGCAATAACAGCTTGGAGCGGTGTACAATGGGGAACTGAAAATCAAGTTCAATGGGAAACTTCCATTCGAACAGGTGCTTCTATTGCTGATATAAAAATCTGGGCTGGTTTAAAGTTAACTAATGATCAATTAGTTGCAACTGATGATGACCAAGCCTATTTTAAATTTCAAACTGATGCAACTAATAGTGAAGCTTTTACCGACTTCACACTTTTGCACTTTGTTCATAGTATTGGGGGTACTGATTATATCAGTGCGCTGCCTATTACTATTGCAGCAAGTACGGTTTATCATTTGAAAATTGTTATAGATAGCGATCGTAAAGCTACTATTTATGTAAATGGTATTCAATATAATGTAACAAGTACAGCTGGTTCTACTGGTGGTACTGCAGTAACAGCAGTTCAACCAAGTAAATTACCTACTAAAACAGCAGCTTTAACTGATGATGTTGATTTCATTCCTTATAACGGGGTTGAAGGAGGCGCAGCATCAGCAAAAGTTCTTGATACTCATTACATTGCAATGAGTAGACTAATATTTGAGTAATAGTTAATAATTAGTGTGGGCTTATGTCCACACTAATTTGTTTTGATTTTAAGGATTTTTTAATATATAAATAACATAGGAGAATAATAAATGGCAAACACAATAACAGGACCAGAAGTCCTGCAAGAAAACGATAAACGCGTAACAATAAAAATAGTTATAGAATCAGATGGCAATGCAAGCACAACAGTATTTTTTGACGCTTCAGCACGTACCGTCGCAGGAGCTGCTTCACGAGGAGCTTTGCAAAGAATTTGGTTCGCATGTGATACGGGAGACGGGGGTGATAGTCACGCTCGTTTAGATTTTGAAGATTCAGATGGTGATCGTCCTTTACTAGGTTTAGTTGGGACAGGTTATTGGGACTTTAGAGATTTTGGAGGACTACCACCAAGCACAGACACTAACACAAACGGCGATATTAATGTTGTGATACCAAGTCAAGCAGATGACGGTAACATGTATACAGTTGTTGCAGAGTTTATTAAAACAGGTACGGTTTAATATTATAAATGGCAATTAGCAGATCGTTAATTCCACAACAAATTTCCAAAGGAGGAAAGAAGATGCCTAAAGTAGGTAAAAAACATTTTAAATACACAAAAGAAGGCCGTGAAAAAGCAAAAAAACATGCTAAAAAAACCGGCCTAGAAATCGAATATATGGGCGGCGGTGTCGTCAATAGAAAATACTATGCTATGGGTGGAAGAATCCGAGCGATGAGAAAAAAGAGAAAAGAGAAGAAAAAGGGAAGAACAGCTTTAGCAGGAGCACAAGCAGCTTTAGCTGTAGCGACTTTAGGTCAGCCAAGTAGAGCAGGTACAGTTGGTAAATGGAGAAAAATAATGCAAGATTGGGATTCCAGAAAACCAGTTCCTCGTAAGAAAAAACTTTATACTACTCTTCAAAAGCAATCTCAAGCTCAAAAAAGAAAAAAGGCTAAAAAAAGAACAGCTGAAACTAAACATATGGGTAAACCACGCTTAGGTGTGGCTGGGTTGATGAAGTATTTTAAACAACTACCAGAAGGAAAACGTAAATTTGGTAAAGGCGGAGTAATAAAAAAAGGAGTCGCTTGGCTAAAGGCACAAAGAAATATGAAAAGCCGTGGTAAAAGCGGTCCTATGAAAAGCCGCGGTAAAAGCGGTCCTATGAAAAGCCGTGGTGATTATATGAAAACATCACCAAAACCCGGTTCTAGAGAATGGTGGGGCACTCCTGAAGGTGCGAAGGCTGCAGAAAAGATGCAACCTAAAATACCTAAACCAAAAAAAGGAAAAAAATAATAAATGGCAACTTCCGGAACAAATACATTTGATCTAGATATTGAAGAGATCATTGAAGAAGCTTATGAAAAGGCCGGACTTGAAGCAACTTCTGGTTATGATTTAAAATCTGCTAGACGTTGTTTAAATCTGATGTTTTCTGACTGGGCTAATCGCGGCATTAACCTTTGGACCGTGGAGCTTAGAACAAAAACATTAGCTGATGGCACATCTTCTTACAGTTTAGATGGAGATTTAGTTGATGTTTTATCTGCTGTTGTAACGGACGCAGGAGATTCACAAGATTATCAAGCAGAAAGAATAAGCCGTGCAGCATATTTGCATATTCCAAAAAAATCAACTGAATCACGATCAACTCAATTTTATTTACACAGAACTGAAGTATCCGGTGGAACACCTACATTATATTTATACCCAACTCCAGATGCTGCCGATACTTTTAAATACTGGGGACTAACTTACATACAGGATGTTGGAGACTATACAAATCAAGCAGAAGTCCCACAAAGATTTTTACCTGCACTTACAAGTGGACTAGCATATTATATTGCTATAAAGAAAAGTCCTGAAAGAGTGCAACTTTTAAAAATGGTATATGATGAAGAGATGGCTCGTGCTTTACTAGAGGACAGAGACCGAGCTCCTTTAAGACTTGTACCAAGCATAAGTTTATAGATGGCACATGCT